TTGGAACTCAGAACGTTTAGTTCCCCCATCTGTAATGTCTCTTCTTAGTCCTGAATAAAAACTACTTCCAGCAATTCTTTCAGCAGCTAACTTATCTTCAGCGCTTACTACAGGAACAATTTGATTATTCTTAGCCATAACCATTTGTATGTACTTACTCTTTTTTCCTGTTAACTCTTTTCCGTAAGTATCGCTACTAGGGTCTGTATCAATATATGTGTAATCTATTTTTTCATCTAAATCTATTCCTTGATCTTTTAACTCTTGAGCTTCAAACTCATTTAATGTTATTGACCTTGATGATTCAGGCCCATTGTCACTTAATATGCTAGCCTGTCTTTCAGTAGTTGAAGCAGCTGCAGCGACTGCATCTTGAAGCAGTCTGTTTAATTGTGGGTTGTTTCTCATGTCATCAGTAACAACTCCAAGCATTTTACCAAAATTATCCATTTTCTCAAAAATCTGACCTAATGGAGTTCCTTTTCCAATAGCTGCTTCAGTTTCTGCTGCTAAATCTAACTTTTCTGAAGTTTGATTTCTTTTGTTGTTAAAAGCTAAAACACTCATATCCTTAACGCCATCATAAGGCTGAGGTTTTCCTTCTGCATCTAAATCTAAAACTCTTGTTTTAGTTGCTTCGTCAATTTTAGTTTTAAAGAAAGTTATTTTACCCATTCCATTTTCTCCAAATGTCATTTCAGTAAAATCAGGATTACCCATTCTATCATGTAAATCTTGAAGTGATTGGTCTACACCACCTGAAGTTGGTGGGATAAAAATTGGCTTCCCATCTTTATCTAGTTTTTTAGTTCCATCTTCGTTTAATTCGTAGTACCCTTTAAGTCTTTTTAGGTAGTTTTCTTTTTCTTTAGCATACCCATTTATTTGCTGTGCAAGTATGTCAAAAGATTGTTTTCCGTTTTCTTGAAATATTATATTATCTTCAGGTTTAATACTACCTGACTGAACCAATCCCATGTTTCCATATAATCGGTCTTTATAACTTGCCAATGCTTTTATTGCTAAATCTCTACTAGTTTTATCACTAGGAAGATTTTCCATTGTTTTTAACTCAGCTTGTCTGTATTTTTCAGCTGTGTTTGTTTTTAACTCAAGGCGCTTTTTGTCGATGTCTTCCTTCCAGGTTTTTACACCAAGCATTCCTTTATCAATACCTTCTAGTAGTGTCTTTTTAGTAGCTACTCCTGTATTACCTTGTTCTATTGAAAACTTTGCTGCGTCTAATGCGTTACCCATATCTTAATTATTGTTCAGGATTAAATATATCACCCATAATTTTTGAAAATCTTCCTCCTGTTCCAAATCCATCAACAACCTTCATAAAGTCGCTAACAGCACCTTCTTCTTCTTCCTTCTTTTTTCTCATTATTTCCTGCATTTCAGGACTATTCATTAACGCATTGAGGTCAAATGTTCCTCCCCCTATTGAAATTGTTTTTACACCTGCAGGTGAGTCAGCGTCTTCAAAGGTATCATACTGTCTAGTATTTGTGGTATCTACAACATCTGCAGCACTACTACCTATTGCTTGCGTAGAAACTGTAGGTAATGCACCGCTATCTATTATACTATTTAAGCCTTTTCTGTCAAAATTACCTGCTTGAATTTGTTTTAAGGCTGCTGCTCTGTCCATTCCTGTTGTTTTAGATAATGCATCTGCAGCTTTACCCATTTTGTTTTTCATACCACCTAACCCTCCAAATGCAGTAACTCCTGCGCTTAAGGCACTTACTCCTGCATCTATAAATGCTCCTGTAGCTTGTCCTTGTAATTGGTCTGCTTGTTCGGTTAAAGCATCTGCTTTTACTCCTGCTGCGGCTGCTCTATCATCAAATAAACCTGCTATTTCTGAAGCATCTTTTTCATCAGCCTCAGCACGTTTCATGTCTATATCTAGTTTTTGTTCAGCATATTTGTCAGCAATAACACCTGAAGTAGCATCTTGAGCTTGCTTTATTTTACCTGCAGTTGCAGAAATACCTCTTTGGTCTCCTTCTTGAGCAGCCTCTAAGATTTGAGAACCTTGTTGATTTGCTAATTGTAGTTGTTTATCGTAGACATCAGTTGTAGCTCTAACAGCATCATAAAAATTAGCTTCTAATCTTGCAATAGATTGTTTTTCTAATTCCTGTTGCTGTACTCTAAATCTACCAGCTGCTCTTGCTGCATCTGCAGCTGCATCTTTTGCAAGAAAGCCTTTTGCAGCACTACCACCTATTGCTACCGTTGCTGCTGCTATTGTTGTAAATGCTGCCATATTATAATTGTTTTATCATTTCTTTATTATAACTGTCACCTTCAATGTATCCATTATCTTTATAATGTTGTATTAAAGAATCAGACTTTATTAAAGCGTATGCGTATTTACAGCCTGAAAGTTTTAAAGTATGCGTTAATATTTTTACAAGCTCTATTATAGCTTCTTTTCTTTTCTTCTTGTCCTTATACTCAAAATTCGATATTATCCAATCACACCAGCCTACTTTAGAGTTAGTCATGTATATGTATCCTGCACATACAGGTATATCATTATCGTATACAATAAACCCACCTTCACCATTGTCAGGTAAAAAATCTTTTGAAGGTGCTGTCCATCTCCAATCTTTCCACCATTTTAATAAAATAGAATCGTAATCTAAAGAATTTAATTTTCTAATATTGAATTTCATTAACGCAAAGATACAAAATCTAAGGAAAACTTTTAAAGACGTCTGAATCAACTGTAAATAATTCAACAGCTGTCTTGCTATTGTTTGTCAATTTAAACTCCATAAAATATCCTGTTGCTCCATAAGACTCGGCAACACTATCTTTAGTTGTAAATATGTATGAACCTAAAGGAACTGCTTGTCCAATTGGCTGAAGGTCAGTCGCATCAATTTCAATTGTTTTTCTATCAGCACTAATACTTGTTATTGGGCCGATTTTTTTAATTATACCACCTAATGGTTCTCTATAAAAAACATTATCTCCGTAATTAATAATATTACTTATTATTACGTTAAATACTATTTCAATTGTACCTGGGGATGCCCCTGTTGTTGATGCAAAACCACCAATTCCTTGTGTTGATCTTTGAGCAAAGTCTTGACTTCCACCTATTCTTCTAACAAAAGCAAACCATGCTCCTTCTTTTTGTTCAAAATAGCTTTCATCCATAAAACCACTACCTAGGTCTGTTGCTAAAGAACAATCCCAAGAATCATCACTTTCAAGCTCAATAGTTTTAAATACCTTAACTGTGGTAGGTTCTTGATTAAAAACACCTGTAATTGTAGAATCGTAGTCTACTCCGTAATATCTATTTCTAATCTCATTAGTATTATGTCTATATAAACTACCTCCTTTAAAAGTATATAAATACTGATTCATTCCTAGAATAAAATCAGGCATGTAACTATAAAAAGAAGGCCATCCTTTTACTGACTCACTAAATGTTAAAGTATAATTAAGATTTGTTGCTGCCATGTATCTTTTTTTTTAAGGGCCTACACAATTTTGTATACTGCTCACAACCCCTTGTGTTACTGTAATTACTTGATTATTATCCATTATATAGTTTTGGTCTGAAGCTCTATTTACTCCATCGTGGTCTAAAAACACAGGATTATTTACTACAGGAAAAGCATTTCCTGCATTTAAAAATCTACCAAAATATAAGGTAGTGTTTGTGGCTTGACAAATATTACCTGCACCTATAGCCTTAGCTTGAAAAGAAGGCAAAGCAGTAGGACATTGAACAACTATATCCCAACCTGTTCCACTACAAGGCCCTAAGACCTGTACTGTTACAATGCCTGGTAATGCATTTGGTTTTGGAACTACTAATAAATTGTCTTGATCTTCACCAAACCTAACATCGTCTCCTGTATTTATAGTAATGCTTTGTGGTGAAGGCGTCCCTGCTATCCAAGCATTTCCTGCAAACCCATTAAAAAAGTCGTAATTAGTTGTGTTTGGCGTACTAGGAACACAGGTATCGCTAGGGTCACCTAATATAGTGAAGGCATCTGCAACACCACTTGTTGATTGTAAATTACCATCGAGTGGACTTGATAATCTATTATAATAAACCCCATCATATAAAACCCTTATTCCATCAGGATAACTCTTAGGGTCAAAATAAATTAATACAGCCCCTGTATCGGCTGATGTGCTTCCTGCTGAAAGCTCTAATTGATATATACCCTGGTTTCCTCCTGGGGGGTTTAAAGTTCCTCCACATGGTATACCACATGTTTCGCATATTGTAAGAGGCCCTAAAAAACCATTTAACTGTCTTCTATATTCACTATTATATTGATAATACCCATCAGCTGACACAGTTGTTAAGTGTATATCATCGTATACTCTAGTTGCAGTTGCAAAACTTGATGAGTCTATAAATTTGTTTTCTATACTTGGCATAATTAATTTTTAAGGTGTTGGTGGGTCATCACATTCGCAGCACGCTTCTGTTGGGCTTGCAGCATCATAACAAAATTGTAATGGTGTTGGCTCTCTTAAATCCCAAACTAGATATATGTAACTTGCTTGATTACTATATGTAAAACTAGCTTGATATTCAGGAAGCGAACCTGTTGTTGGATTGGCTGTATTTAGCAACGGAATTAAAGTTGATAAATCTGCTTCATCATAATTTGTATTACTAATTAAATATTTAAACTTATCTTGACCTACTACAAAATCAAATGTTTGTCCTGGATTTTGTCTGTTTTTCATTGTGATTACAGAACCCAAAGCAGGTAATGTTCCAACTGATGAAGTTCCTGTTGTTTCATTAAACAAACTAACCCCATCATCATCAAGTGTTATTTGATTTGTGCTGTAAGGACTTACGTCAGTTCCTAAAGCCCATCTATATCTACATGTAGTTGTAAGGTCTGCGTCTCCTGCAAAATTAATAACAATTTCTTTTACAGTTAATTCAGCTGCACTAGGACAACCAAAGTCTATTTCATATGTAACAGGGTCAACTCCAGGAATTAATGTAACACTTGCGTTTGTTGGAAAGTTAGATGACTTATTAAAACTTACAAACCCATTTCCTGTTATAGTTTGATTAACAACAACTGCACCATCTAATTCTACCTTGATAGTTAATGGATTGTTTGTTTCGTAATCAAATTGAACAGTTCCAATTACTGTACCTAAATTAACATCTAAGCTATAAGGCTCTGTAGAATTACTGATTAATAAAGTATATCCACATTCTCTTTCAATTGGAGGTTGAGGTATCTTTCTTGTGTTCGAGCTTAATACAAACTCATTCATATATGGATCAAATCCACCTAATTTTTGAGTTTCAAAAGCATCAACAAACAAATCCCTAAACCATGACCTCATACCAACTTCAGATATAACACCTAGTCTTCCACCTGTATCTCCTCTAGTTCCTGCTCCTTTCAATTGAATAACAGAACTTCTTTTTGCATCAGTAAAAAAGACATCTTGTCCATAAACTGAAAAACTTTCAGGGTTATTACTTATCCCATACTCTTCTACTCTAGCCAACTGTGTTCCTAAAACTTCAGGTACTGAAGTAATAGCTCCACCTGCAGCTGCATCAGATAGTAAGTTTTTTCCTACAAGCAAAGAAGATATCTTGTCTTCTTGTAAGATTAATATATCTGTTTGTCTTGAGTGCATTCTTCTTATAGGCCCATAAGATGTTTCAAGTGTTTTAAAATTAGCTAACGCTAAATTAAATTGATTCAACTTATTTAAGTTGGTTTCTTGATTAAATACTCCGCTATAAGTTACATCACCAAATCTTTTAGATTCCTTATATTGTTCTTCAGATACAGAAGTTACTTTGTCTCCTAAACTTAAAGTAGGTTTTATTAAAGCGTCTAAAACAGTATTGCTTTCAACACCATTACCAAAAGTAAAGCAATTAAAAAAAGTTAAATCTACAATAGCAGGGTCTGTTAATGTTTGATCTTGGTCAGCATCTGCATTACCTGATAAATGAAATCCGTTTACAATATCAAATGTTTGCTCGTTTTCATAATACAATTCATCATTTGCATCTAATGGCTCTGTTTCAAAAACCATTAAAGATGTAGCTCTGTTTATTGTAACTGCAATATTACCAAAAGAATTTCTTTTATCAGGTGAAGAACAATTAGGCGTTCCATTTCTCCAACACATAAATTGTCTTCCATCATTTGGGTCTTCTGCAAAAAATACTACGTTTTGCCCTCCCCCACCTGGAAGTCCTATATTAAACATTGGAAAAGGAAATGGTTGAATCGTCTCATCAAATGAAACACTATTAATAGTATCATCTGAACCTGTTGTTGTACCATTTGTAAAATCTATATTGTCTCCTATAGCCCAAGCATATAAACTATCGTAATCCTGAGAAGCTGTAAACCTTTTTTCATAATCATATGTACGACTACCGCACTTGCTTCCTCTTCTGTTTCTATGCGCTCTTAAGTAAATCCTAACAAGACTACCTGCAGGTACATCATAAGGCTTAAACTCCAATTCTCCTGGGTCTCCAAAATCAGGGTTATCAAGATATGTACTTACTTCTGTAACACAATAAGTACCTCTACAATCATCTTTTCTATCAATAAAAGCATTGGGTGGATAATTTGCAGCAAATCCATTTGGCTTTAATTGCATATACGTTCCTCCTAATTGTCCACATGCAGGACTTCCTTCGATTATCTCTCCATCTGCATTTTTCTCACAAAGAAAATCATCCACTTCTACACCAAAGCCTAAAACTTTTGTAGATGCGCAATTTAATACAGCACCATTGGTGTCAGATTTTACAAATAAAGTTTCATTATCTTTTACCTTATCTCTATTGTCTCCTTCAAGTTTAAAATATATTAAACCTGTTTCTTCTTCTTGAAAAAATATGTTTGAGTAAATAGTTCTGTATAATCCTTTTGATTCTTTTATTACAAACTTATACTTGGTTGCCCAATATGGAGGATAGTTGTTTAATTCAACTCTAATGTTATTTTTTGCTATAGATTTATCACATGGTATAAAAACTGTATTATTTGTATCAACTAAAGCAGTAGTACTTCTTCCATACTCATCCATGTATACAATTCCTATTTCATAGTCTCTATTACTGTGCAGGGATTGTTTTGAACTGTCTTTAGCATACAAACCTGTAGCATCAATAGATGATAAATACTCATAAGCAAATACGCCTAAAGGAGCAGGAGGGGTTACTGTTTGGTCATATTGTTCAAATTTTAAAGCTGGAAACGTAAAAGAAATTTCATCACTACCTTGTGACGCTTCAATCAATATACCTTGTGGTGTTCCTGTTATACCAAATCCTACATACTCCCATTCATTTTTGGTAATAATACCACAATTAAAAATGTCAGTTTGACTACTACCTGATGTACAGTTTGATTGACAAACATTAAAACAACTTGAATCAGCTATAGCAACAAAGTCGCTAACTGCATTTATAAATTCAGGACTTGTAGCTAAAGCAAAAACACTTGAATAATCTTGTTGTATATTAAAAAGAAAAGTTCTTTCATATGAGTTTTCAGGTTCAGTTCCGTCAACATAAGACGCATCACCTCCAAATGAATTACTTTCGTAAGAAAAACTAACACCTATCTGTGAACCTGCTATTAAATCTAATCCACCAAAATCAATTGTGGTTTTTGCATTGGCTACATTAACACTACTTCCTTCTATTGTATAGGTAACAGGACTTAAAGTTCCGTCAATTTCATCTGCAGTAAGATCTGCTGATATTAAAGACAAGTTGTAATCTAAATATATTTCTTTTCCTTGTGAATTAACTACGTCATATCCATCAATGTAATTACCATACATTAACCTGTTACCCATAATTGTTTGAGCCTGAGCTTTTTTAGGCACGTTATCAAACAACCTAAGCAACTGAGCTTCAGGTAAAGTTGTAAATATTTTTTTATTAGTAAATGGTAATGTTTGAAAAGTATCGTCTTGCCAACCTTCGTTTATCTTGTTAAATCTTTCAATAACATTAACTGTTTGACTTGTGCTAAACTTAAATACTACATCTATATCTTTTACGTTTTTACCACCTGTATTAAATGTAACATCAGTAGTGTTAAACTGATTAAGCATTCCATCATTATCATAGGTGTCGTAATTTATTTCAAAAGGCCCAGGAGTAAAAGCAACTTGACTAAAAGGTGATAAAGCTGAATACTCTCCATCTTCATATTGCCATCTATAAGCAAAACTTAAAAAAAGTTGCTCCATGTAATTTTCACCACCACCTAATTGATAACTATCTAAAGTAGGAGGATTTAATGGAGGAGCTAATATAACTCCTATATCTTGCTCTGTAATTTCATCAACTGTTGTAAAGTTGTTTGGACGTAAATAAGTTCTATTTACATTTATTTTTCTAGGAGGGTTTAAATTATCTGTAAAAAATAATAAGTCTCCTATTAAATTAACTCCATTTACTAAATAGTCTTCATCAAAGTTTAATATAGACGTAGATATTACATGATAAAATAAAACAAATGTTCTTGTGTTATAAGAAACTATTAAATCAACTTTTCCTGTAGATGACAAAGTATTTGCCTTGTCATGCACAAACCAATAGATGGTTTCGTTTGCACCATCTTCATAAGCACCAATGCATCTAGCACTACCACTTAATGGTTGATTTAAAAATTCTAGTTCAACCACTAAATCATTTCCTTTTGAATTCTCTACAGCACCTATCTCAGTACCTTCTGTTGAACCCAATCTTACATTTAAAGCATCTATGTACTCGCCTTGAGGAACTAATCGTTCATCAATGCTTTTGTTCATTCTACCTGCAACAAAGTTCTTTTGAATTTTAGCCATGTTATTTTATCCACTTGTTTTGTCCCCTTAGATTCATTAGTAATCTCCCTGGATGTATATTGCTCAATCTTAATTTTGCGTTCCTTAGAAGGGCTGATTTCTCCTTTCTAGCTCTATTTATGATATACTCTTGTACTCCATATTTACTTGAAAGAATAACAAATTTCATATATGAATAAATAAACTCTTCAAAAAGTTTATTAACACTTATTTCTGAATCAACTCCATTTTCCATACCATCTGACACGTACTCTAATACACAAAGCTCACCTGCCATATCAGAACTAAAGTTTATTACTCCTGATTTTTTGTTTATTTTAAAAGTAGGATTTGAATTTGCCGTCTCTGTATTTAATCCATATCTCGCTCCTACAGGATACTCAAAATACCAAAGGCCATTATAAAAATATCCTTCTTGTCCATTATATTGACTTTGTTCGTTTAAGTATATGCTTTTTTTGCCACCTGTAATTCTTTGTAAGTCTACAGTAGAAGTAGATGGTTTTAATATTTTACCTTCATGGTCAAATAGTATTCTACAATTATTGTCTTGCAAATACGCATCACTCCAATTTGTTTGAATGTTTTCAGTTAATGGTAGTAATGTTCCGTTTTTGTATAAAGATATTCTAACCCAATTTACATAGTCGTGTGGCAATACATATCTTAATGTATCACAAACTTCTAATTCTAAAATTTTAATTTCTTTCATTGAATCGTAATTCAACTCCTGAATAGCTCTCTTAGCATGAAATATAATATTAAATCTTTCAACATTATTTATCAACTTGTCATTTCCAACATACATTAAAATGAAATTATTTACAATGTCATTTAATGATACATATTGATATGAACCCCAATTTTCATCTAATGTGTTTGGGTTTCCTGTATTTTCGTAATACTGATATTCTGTTATATATGCCATAATTTATCCTTCTTGTTGGTCTGATTCCTTTTCTTCCATTTTTCCGAATTGTGCTAATTGCGTTTCTCTTATAGAAACTCCTGCGTACTGAAGAATTTTATTAACTAAATTAGTTTGGTCAGAATCAGGCAGTTCAAAATCCTGATAATCAGGAGCTGTTTCATCAAAACTAGGTTCTCCCCCTGTGATAATGTTAAAATATGTCCAATTAGGATCTTTAGGGTATCTTATATACTGACCTATAATTGTTCCTTCAGCTGTCAATGTGTTTGGATATACGCTAATAGTATTTCCATAAACAGCACTATTAGCTCCTCCTAAAACATAAGCTGGAAAAGTTTGATTTGGCTGAGTCAAAGGTGATGAGTTTAAATAAAATATTTTGTTTTGTGAAACTCTTTCAACTTCAGTTATACCTAATGTATTTACTATAGCGTATCCTTGAAAGTTTATGTCAATTATATCTGCAGACAATATTAGTTGATTAGCACTAGATACATTAACAACAAAAGCACTAGCTCCTGTGGTTGGAATAGTTGGATCAATAGGATTTACAATATTCGTCACTAACATACCTGGTTGAACTCCAGCTAATATAAAGTTTGCATTTTGATCAATTAGTCGATTTGTAGAAACTATAGTTGACGCTCCACTAGTTATGAGGTTAGGATAATAATTTATCTTATTCATAAGATAGTAGTCTTCAGGCAATTGATAATTACTTAAGCCACTATTTAATAAAGCTCTTGTAGACGAAAAACTATCAACAACTTCTTCTATTCCTTTTAAAACATCTGCATACCCTGACCCTGAAACTCTAGCATTTTGTTTTACTATCTGTGAATTATATTGATAAAAATAATCTTCAAAAATATCTAATTGTGCTTGCTTTGCATATAAGTTAAAATCATTAGGCGTTATATAACCAAAATTGTTTTTATTTGCGATAGAAAGGACGGTAGCTCTTACTGTATTTATCATACCTATTAATCTTTTTACAAAGATACAAAAAAAGGAGCTTCATTTTTTTTGAAGCCCCTTTCAGGTAAAAGCTAATTTTTTGTATTGGTTATAGCTTGTCTTCCAATATTCTTAACACCTCTAGCCCTTCATCACTCTGAAGAAATGACGCTAGGATAAATAAGGGGTCTTCACCATAAGGAACTGTAAGTAACTTTTTCTTATTTCCTTTTAAGTTATAATAAACATCCTTTTTATTCTTTAAAACTAATAAACCTTCACTAAAAAATTTAGCGCATTTGTTTTGAAGTTTTAATAAAGGGTCGTTTAAAGCCTCCATAAAGTCTTCAGGATATCTACCTGCAAACATTCTAACATCTCTTTTTAATTCAGCAGAAGTTAAGTTATCGACTCTAAGCCCAACTACAATTCGTGCAACTGTCTCTAGCATTTCAATATCTAAATCTTTAGCTAAAACTTGAGCATCTAATGCCACATCTAAGAAATCAACATCTAAGCTAGCATCTCTTTCTTTGTCAACTTCAACGAATTCTTTTCCGTTACCTGGGTGGTGTGATAAAAATTTTTGTAATATTTGGTTTTGTTTTTCTACTCTTAAAAAGCCATCTTCAAAAATAATTGGCTCTAAGATTACATTACCATCTTGCTCATCTTCAAAAATACTTTTTTGATTTTTAGCATAACGCATAGACCTGTTTGTTCCAGTCTCTTCGTCAAAATATAATAATGTACTTCTTTTTGTATTCCTTGATGGAATTGTGTAGCTCAATGGAGCTTTGTCTCTAGTAAGTTTGTAGGTTTTATCTACAAAAGATTGTTTCTTTTTTTTCATTTGATTTCGATTTAATTTTAATAAAAGTAATAATTACCCTCGTCATTTCAACGAGGGCAACTACCACATAATTATACTCTTATCTTATTTAAAGATAAAGAAGTTGTTAGCACCTAAAGTACATAAAGCTCTTTCAGATAAGAAGTTTACTTCCATAGCATCTAAGCTAGAAGTAGCTGCTCCACCTGCTGAACCTGTAATCCAAGTTTTGTAACGTCTATCTTCAGTTTCTGAAGCTCTGTAACGAACGTGTAAGAAAGGACGCTTAGCATTCTTTCCTAATACTTGGTCGTATACAGTTGTAGAACCTGCAGGTACTAGTACCCCATTGATAGCTCCACCAACGATATCACCACGCATTGTTGGGTCGTTAAGATATTTCCAGTCTGTTTTGTAGAAATCATATCCTCTACGGAATCCTGAGAATCCTAAGTTTAGAGCCATTTCTTCGTCATTGTCAAAAAGACCATATGATGTACCACCTGGGTTACCATATGAGTTTTGAGACGCTAACATATCATCAATGTCAAATCCAAACTCTCTGTTTAAGAAAATTACGTTTTCTTCAATAGAACCTTGCTTATCAAGTCTTTGAATAATTGCATCAAAATCTGCAAGAGTTGTTGGGTTACCACCACTCCATACATTTCCACGCTCTTCAATAACATAGAAAAGTCCTTCTGAACCTTTGTTACCTACACCTGAAGCTACACCTTCTACAATTGCTGCTGCACCTGAACCTGCTTCTGCTGGTACTGCTTCAACCATTGCTGTTTCTAAATAGTCTTCAAAACGAAGTCTAGTTTCATGCTCTGATTTCAAATACCATAGGTATCCTGTAGCACCATTTTCAGTTGTTACTTCAATCCATCCAATCTGAGCCATGTCAGAACCACTTACTGCGTAGTGATCTTTGATGATGATTGGTGAATTTTGGAAAATACTGTCATCAGCTTCTAACTGTCCTTGCATTCCGATAGCTCCTTTTTGAAACTCAGAACCATAAATAAATAAAGAACATTTTACTGCTGCTGCCATTGATTGACCTGCTAACTCATAGTAAGCTACATCAACTGTTCCGTTTGCAGTATCTACTGCTGTAACAATTGCTTTGTTGCTATTAGTTGAACCAATTGAGCTATCAGATAGCATAATTGTTTGACCAACACGAATTGCAATAGAACCTGAACCAGGTACTAATACATCATTAATTGTTAGAGTTGCTGTAGCCGCTCCTGCTGCTCCTGCTGATACAACATCAGCATATTTAGTGTGTAGTCTTCCTTGCTCAGCCCATTTGATAAGGTCAGAGTTAGAAGGCATTTCAGCGCCTACCATTCTTAAGAATGATGCTACTGTACGATTACCGTAACGTTCGAATTCTTTTTCGTAAGTATCTGGAAGATACTGGTTTAAGAAATCGAAGTTAGTAATGTAGTTTGTCTGTAATAAAACCTGTTCTGAACTTGGTTGTAAGTCAAACCCAGGTACTGCATCTACTGCCATAATAATAATTTTTTAATTTTTAACTTATTTTTTTTTACTTCTAATTTTCAACCCTCTGCCGCTTGTATCTGAAACTTGTCTAGCTTTAAAACCTGTATCTCCAATTGATTGAGGAGTTTGCCTAATTGACATATTGACGTTTTTACTTTTTTTAGTAACGTCACCAATCGCATCTGCTTTTCCTTGCTCATAAAAATAATTAGCAAATCGCTGAGGATCCATAGCAGCACTTAGCGCTCTATGCCATCCATTAGCATCATTTATTAAACCATCATCGCCAATATACTTACTGACTAGATTGTTTAAATCACTTTGCTTAGATTTCATCTCATTAACGTCACCGTAAGAATATTTTACTTTTTTGTCACCTACTTCGAACTCAAAACCTTTGAATTCAGGATTAAAAACTTCATTAGTTTTTTTAACAAAAAACTCGTTCTTCTTTTCATTAACTTCTTTAGCTGATTGAGAATTTTTAATATAACCTTTATAAGCTTCGATTTCCTTAAGTTGTTCTTCTGAAATAGAATTCCCACTTGACTCAAGAGGAATTCTGTATTTTTCTTTTAACTCATTAAGATATGTCTTAGCTTTTGAAAGTTCTCTTTTTTTAGCAATGTTCTTTTTCTTTATATCTTTTTCATCATCAATATCTTCATCATAAGAAAATTTTTCTTCCATTAAATAATGAATATCTTCTTTGTCTAGGTCTGATTCTGTTAAAGAATAGTACTCTGCTAACACTTGATCGTCATCTAAATTATCGTATTGTTTATTTACTTTTACGAAATCTTCGAATCCACGACCTGTATTCTTTTTATAATCTAAATATTTAGATACTTCTTCAGGTAAATCATTTGATTGTTCTCTTTCTGAAAACAAATCATCAACTGAAGATATATCTTTATTATATCTTTCTTTAATATATGAAAGAACGTCTTCGTCTTTTAAACCGATATTTTCATTTATCGGTTCTTGAACTGTTTCATTTACACTTGTATCCTCAACAGGAGTATCATTTACCTGTGTTGTTTCTTCTTCGTGTTTTTTTAGTAGAGTTTCTTCTACTTCCTGTGTAGACTTTTCTGGCACAGAATCTAGTGATTTTACTTTAATTTCCATTTGATTTAATTTTTACAAAGTTACTATATAATTATAATTGATTTTTAAGGCTATCTTGGCTCAAACTCGGCTAAGTCAAACCCATCTAAACTATCCTCGTTAGATTCAAAACTAACTGACGGTAAATTGTTTTTTCTTTGCTCTATAAGTTTTGATTGCTCTGTATTTGCTTGAGATATCCTAGCAGACTTGGCGTTTTCTCTTTCATTTTCTCTTTTTTGCAAACCTTCTTGCTCCATTTTTTTCATATCAATATCCACACCCTTTAATCTCATCTGTAGTGAGAATTCAAGATTCATAAGCTCAGCTTTTATTGTAGCTTCACCCTGCATCTTTTTAACGGCAAATTCAGCTTTAGCTTGTTCTAATTGTACAGCAGCTTGATTTTCCATTTGGAATTGTTGCATTTTTGCTTGAGCTGCCATCTGTTGTGATTGTTGATTTATTTGAGCTTGTTGTTGAGCAGCAGCAGCTTTTTCTTTTTGAACTCTATCTTGTTTAGCTATTCTTTTTAACTTAAGTATTTGATTAGCTAACTTTAAGTTTCTTATTTCACGTATATCAATAGCATCTTCTAAATTTATAGAATCTCTCTGTAATGCCATTTGAATGTTTTGTTCAAGCATTTTTCTTTCTTCTTCATCAGGCTCAATTTCTATAAATATTCCAAAGTCACTTAAGTATAACTTACTTATTTCTTCAAGGAGTCCAACATTGAATTTTCCAATTTGATTTATAAATTCTTCTTTAAATTCAGAATATTCTATTACATCAGCAATTCTACTAGATAATGCTGTACAAAGTCTTTGACTCATTTGAAGACCTGCGTCTAAAATATGTCTTGTTGCTGTATTACTACTCAATGCAGCCAGTTTTTGTAACCCTACTAAAGAATATGAATCAGGAGTTGAGCCATCTCTAGCCTCATTTAATCCTGTTACGTCTCTTAGCATTTGCATATAATGATTATATGAACCAACTAAACTTTGTATTTTACCTTGTCCTGAATTACTATTTAATTGTTGAATAGGTACTTTTGCTTGATTGTAATCTCCATCTTGAGTATAACTTCTACCAATAACAGAACCTGTTTGAAAAAACATTCGCAATGCATCCTCAGGATTATATGCTTGACCTGTTCCTAGGTCTACTTCATTTAATCCATCTGCATCTATAAAAACACCATCAGGTACTACTCTAGATATTACTTGCTGTAATTTCAAGTGTGTTATCTGAATTAAATCAGCAAACGTAATCATACGTCTTGTTAATGATTCAAAAACACCTTTATACATTCTAGGTGCGCATGCTATGTATTCAGGATACACTTCTTGAGATGCTGATTGTGGTCTAGCCATGTTTTCAGCCATTTGCCATTTAAGCAAAATATTTGTACCCATGACCATTACACCTTCATACCAAACATCTATGGTTTTAGAAACTTTTTTAAAGTTTCCTTCTTCTTGCATTTCCTGAGTAGGATCAAACGTATCTTCTTTTTCAATTACTTTTTCTGCTCCAGATGAATTTACTTTTTTCTTGTAAGTAAACGTATGTGTTGTTTTATAATTAAAAAACAAAACAGTAGCACTATCTTTACTAAATAAACTATTATTGTAATACTGAGCTGTATTATTATAATCATACCAACTTTGACTGTACTTAGATATTTCATCCATATCCTGTCTTGTCAAACTAGTATCTATCTTTTTTAATTCAGTTATTGGTAATGTTTTAATTTCACCCCAATAGAAACAATCTTGAAAATGCGGATCTTCTGTGTAACTATATACAACATTTGCAGGGTCTACATATTCAATTGCAATTCCTGCTCCTGGTTTAAAAGAATTTTTACACATTGAAACACCTAAAACAGTTTGATCATAGTATAATTGTTTTTGTATTTCGTAATATCTATTTTCAGAAAGTAATGTATTTATTGCTTCTTCTTCTGCTATTTCAATTGAAGGCTTATACTTCAACTGCATATGTAATGCCAACTCTTCTGAAGTATTAGGAACATCTTCTTCTGAAGTTGCAAAAGTGTTTATTCCTAATTGTTGTTGTACCTGTTTCATAACAGGCTTTGCTAACATGTCTTTTTCTAATTGTACTTGATATTCACTTCTTTTATCTAAAGACATTCCATCTTGAGCAAAAGCTTTTATTTTGAATACTCTATCAGCCATTCCATTTACAACAATGTCTACAAATTTTGGAATAATAGGCACAGGAGTCCAGTCAAGATTAAGATAACTTAAGTCGCCATCTATCGCTAGTTCGTTTTTATATTTTTGTATTGACTGCTCGCCACGAGCATATAGTCTCAACCGATGGAAATCTGCCCATTGATTATAGAATCTACTTTGTCCACCATCTTTTCTGAACCATTCATATTGAATAGCTTGTCCTATTTGTAATCCAAACTCAAAGGAATCCTTTTCTTTGTCTGAAACAAATTGACTAGGAAAACCTGTGGGATTTAACGTGATTTTTACATCCTCCATTTATTGTATAATTTGGCTATAACTTCCCTTATTGTCGTATCTTGCAAAGTTAAGTTTTATTTTTGATTTCTTTTTAATGGGCTGATAAAGGTTCTTTTGTGTAGCCATAATAGCCAAACCTGAACTAATTGAAGCATCAAACTTAGTTCTGTTGTTAATATTAAACCTTGCCCAGTCTTCTAACGTTCTAATAAAATACATAGAACCTATTAAATCTGACTCTCTAAATGTACCTGACATATCAAAACCTACGTGCTTTTCTATATACGACTCTATAGCTGCTGCGTGTGCTTGTTTTACATCTTCTGAACTGTTAGGTATTCCCCCTAATTCTTTTTCTGTTTTTGATAATTTAGTATAAATTTTATCAGGCCTATTCATACTAAAACCTCTATATCCTCTATTTTTAAAATGATATAATAAACGTGGTTTATTGTTTTCTATTAAAATAGGCATTCCATAAAATACACAAGCCATAAGAACATCTTCGAAAAATATTTCTGCAGTTTGAGGTCTAGCAATGTATTCTAAAAAAAACTCACTAGTTGGGCCTTCATCCATATGAAACTTAGTCATTCCATGCAAAGCTCCGTTAGAACCTCCACCGCCTACTGTTCCTGAGATATCGTAGCTATCACAACCAAACGCCCCCATATGGTCATTACTTGGATACTTAACTCCATTTTTGTAATAATATTTGTTTTGTAATTGTTTATTGGGAGTCCAGGAAACATAAAATCTACCTCTGTCATTTGGTGAAAAAATAACTTCTGTATCTTGAACGCCATTTTTCCAACTAAAAGAACCTCTTGTTACAAATCTGTCTTTTATTAAAGAATCATTATAATCTATTTGCTGATAAATTTTTTGCAAATTAAATAATGATTGTTTGCTTTCATCTCTAAATGCATGAGACTCTGTTCTAGGGAATTGTCTATAATATTCATTTAATCCATCAGGATCAGACTTTAAACCTTCAACTTCATTATTCCAATGATTAATAACTCCTTCATCTATCACATCTCCATGCGGCCCTTCTAAATCTTCTTTTGGTTGGTCAAAAACAGGATATCCATAAACATCTATAAAGCCTTCATAATTCCATTCCATTGGGATGAAAAGTGAATATAGTCCGCTTTTAGTTTGACCATTCTTGTTTCTTTTTCCCACATCGGAATCTGCATATAATTTTTTAAAGTTGCCACCACCTTTTTCTATTGAGTTAGATGTGCTACCCATCATACACTTTCCAATAATTCTAGAACCTAGTCTTAAACATGTTTTTGTAACTCTCCAATTATTTAGTATGTTGTCAGGTCTTTCCCATTTCCCACTTTCATCGTGAGCAAGTATTTTTAATTTTTCCCCATCATACGAGTTGTCCCCTGTGTTTTTCCAGTCAATCGTGGTGTCAAGACCTTCAAGTTCCTCAACGGCTTGATTTGCATCAAGTTTCTTTCTGGTAAGTTTGGAGGCAGGTACTCTATAGGCAAGCTCGGTCTTCGGCCTGTCCATTCCGTCCTGGATGGGCTTGAAGAAGAAGGGATAGTTAAGTGATATGGGAACGACCTTATCAGTGAACATCTTCTTAGCATCCGACCCTGTCTTTGACAATATGCCAAAACGTGAGTCACGTGAGGTGGTTGCTGCATGCACGAGTTCTGATGAGGACATGAACGAAAAGCCTGAACGCCTGTTTTTAAGATAGCACATTCCGTATGAACGAATGTCTGCTTTGCATGCCTCCCAAAATAAATAGAATAATCTATTGGACTCTCTAAAGTTTGGCTGCCCAACATCAATTTTGGTCCAGCACAAGTACATGTAGTGAGAACCAGTAATATAAGTAGGAACGTTTTTGTTATTAAACCAAAAACCTTTTTCACGCCTTTCAAATTCTTTATCAATATAGTCATACCATTTTTCTTTAAAAGTATCAGGATATTTATCCCAATCAAATACATTCTTTATTTTGCTTAATTCTTTAGGATATTCTAATTTATCCCAATAATTATTTTTAAAACTATGAACATCTTTTTCTTTTGGTAAGGCTATTCTTAATTTTTGTATTTCATATACATCACCAATTGTGCCGTCTTTTGAAATAATAACAATATCATATTCTTTATTATATCCATACTTCCATGCTTTCTTTTTATTATAAGAATTTAATACCTTTTCAGGTATAACATTTTCAAGTATTTTATATAAAGTTTGTGTATACATTATTTTGACCTACCTTCTGCAAAACCCTTAAATAGCGCTGCTTTTGTTTCTACGTTATCTGTATTAATCATACTATTTTCTTCTTCAATCTTAGATAAAATTTCAAAAGCATCAAATATAGCTAGCTTTTTAGAAGCTGCTGCGTTTTTTAATCTATCTGCTGCAATATCAGGAGCTAATCCATCTAAGTCTTTTTTTAATATACCTTCATTAGCAACTTTTATAAGTTCTTTTACAGCTTTTTTACCTGCCTTAATTATTTCTAATTTTAATTCTATATTATTCATGAAACCATTGTTATGTTATTAGTAAACATTCTGTATAATTTTTCACCATCTAAATTATACTCGTATTCGCTATCAGGTTGAAAATATACTTTATCACCTACATTAACTCCTTTTTCTATTAAAGAATCATTAGTATATTTAATTAAACCTGTTAAAGGTTCTTCGTCTTGATGTGTTTTAAGGTAATTGTTTTTTTTAGGTAAAGGTTTTACCATGCAGTATTTTGAGTGGCATGACCAAGTGTCTTTACTTTTAAACATAAAAAATTGATCGTAATCAATAAAAAACAAATTATCTTTAAAAAAACTCTTTCCACTTCTTTCTACTCCTTTCATGTCATTATAATATTTAAAAACATTATGATGAACTAAAAGTGTGTCTCCTATTTTTATAGGGCCTAAATAGTTTATTGGCGTTTCAACAACTATTGCATATCTATTTGATACGGTATGATCTTCTTTTGATGTGCTTGTTATAAAATTAACATTTCCAATCTTTTTAGTATTATCATACCTTTTATCATTGCTTGGTTTTACAATGAAATAAAAAGGTGATTTCATTCAAAATTTATATTATATTCGATTGATATTGGCATATTTGAATTAAACTCTTTCCAAAGAAATATTTCTCCTTGTTTGTTTTCAATCCATATTTTTATTGAATCATTTTCAGATACATATTTTATTAAATGTATAATATAATTTGCATTTAAAATTTCTTGATTTACAATATAGTGCATTGCACTCGATTTATAGTCTGCTCCGACTGATATTTTTCTTATATCCATTTTATTTTATTTAAGGTGGTGTACAAAATATTATTTGTTTTATAAATGATTGATTAGATTTATCTAAACCAACCAAAATAGCAGCATTAAAATGAATATTAGTATAATACCATCCTTGTGAAGCATTTCCTTTTCCACTACTAGATGTTGAAACCAAATCTCCTGTACTAAAATAACTATTATTTGAAAAAAAATATAAAGTATAATTAGTTTTTACAGGTTGACAATTTTTGCTATTATAGCTTCCATCAATTCCAAATGCATTAAATTGTTGCCATACTTTTGTGTTACCGTAATTTCTAAAATTTAACAAATTATCTTTATTTCCTGAATATGCAGGATCAAATAAATTTGAGTTAGCTTGTTTAAAAAGATCAGCTAAGGTGGAGTAATTACCTACAGCCAACTTTACATCATTCATGCTAAATGTAGTTGTGTTAGGTACACCCATTATTTTTCAAGTTTTGCTAAACGAGATTCTAGTTCTGAAATTTTAGCTATTAATAAATCTACATATTTAACTGATTTAAAACCTTCTGCATCTTCACCAACAAATTCAGGATGAGATTTTTCTAGCTCTTGAGCTATAACACCTGTTCTGTAATCTCCTTCTTCGTCTTTCATTTCAAAAGACTTCCAATCAACATCTATTTTTGTTGGTTCTAAATCTTTTATTTTTGTTTTTAAACGTTCATCAGAAGACAATATAAAGTTAGAAGCTCTAACTGTAGAAGTAAATCTACCTGTACCTGTCACATCAAAAGTGTAAGAAGCAGAACCTGAACCAATTTTTACCCTGTTGTTAGAATCACAGTTTAAAGTTGCACTTCCTGAATTATAAATAGTAATTTCAGATGAATCACCAGCAATGTATGCTTCATCTCCAAGTCCGTTCATGTCTCCTATTTCGAATTCACCAACAGAAGGATCTACATAAAATCCACGATCTCCACCATCCTGTACCTCAAAATCTCCCTCTACGTTTAGCTTAGTATTAGGTGTCAAAGTACCCACGCCTACATTTCCATTATAACGAATAGTCATTCGGTCTTGAATTGTAGCACCTGTATTTATGCTTGCAGTTCCAAACCTTAAATTTCCTCCACCACCTGCACCTGTTCCTGCTCCATTTTGATTTACCACTCTTATATATGCATTTGCATAACCATTTGTAGCATCATCTTTGTGAGCAAATTGTAATCGACCAATTTCTTGACCTGCACTTATACTGCCGTCTAAACACATTAATTGTACAACTCCTGGTGCGCTATTTACCACAGGTTGTACTGGTGTGGCTACAATAAGATTAGGTGTTATACCTGAGTTTGGTGCGCCATAAGCTAAAGAACCAATAGCAGCATTTGATTCTGTTTTAAAAACACCTGTTACAGTAGTTGCATTTAATATTTGTATAGCCATTATTTGTTTTATGTATTATATAGGCACACTATATTACATAGTGTGCCTACAAAAAGTTTATCCTACATATGTAAGAAGCACGATGTAACTTCCATCTGCAACTGTACCTGAAAAAGCACAAGTTAAATCTGAACTATTTCTGGTTACTTCAGAAAATACTGTGTCTCCTACTGAAGACATAACTTCGCATTTTACATCTAAAGCATCAGTTACTCCACCTCCGAATGCAGCTGAATCTGAAACGTCTACAATAAATTTAGTTGTTCCACCTCCTGTGGTTCTTGTTACTGCGGATGAAGCACTTGTTAATGTAAGTCTTTTTCCTAATGCACCTGTAACTACAGAGCTTAATGCGTATCTACCATCTAAGTCTACTGTAACATTTCCTAAACCTTGTCTTGCAGCAGTTAATATACCATTACCTGTGTTAAAAGATAAAGAAGTTAAATAGTTGTTGCTTCCTGTTGAAGGAGTTACCCATGTACCATCACCTCTTAAGAATGTGCTTGAAGAACCTCCTGAAGGTACGTGACCTACATCAGAACCTCCATCATAAGCCATTGATTGAACTTTAACATTTCCTGTAGTTGGATTAACTACAATCGGAGTTCCTGAAGAAGTTCCTGGTGAAACTTCATCAACACTAGTTACTGTTTGAGTATTTGTATTTACCCATGGAACGTTAACCACTAAATTATCTCCTGAGTCAACCTGAACCTTATATGTTCTACTACCTGTTGAACTAGAAGCGTTTGCTGCTACTGATTGAGTTCCATCAACATTAGCGTTTATAGTATTACCTGATAAACTTAAACCTGTTCCTGCAGCTCTTTGTGTGTTTGAATCTGTTGGGGTAACCCAAGAACCGTCACCTCTTAAGAAAGTAGTACTTCCACCTCCTGAAGGCACAATACCTAATGTTGAACCACCTGAATAAATATCAGAAGAAACCCATCCGTTTGCTGTTACGTTAAAGTGAGCTGAATTAAATCCTGCAATACCTTTTGTAGTATTACCATCTGTACTTCCTGCTGTTGCAACACCTATATTATTCTGAACAACCGTCCAATCAGACAATGCTGTTGGAGCATCTGATTCAGCAATAAGCAAATCACCATCTTCAACTGCTTCTCCAAAGAAGTTACCTGCAGTTGTTACTGCATATGTCCAACCTTGTTTTATTGATGCACTTGGGTTTGAATCTAAATCAGGCGTATTAGTTGCTGCGTTATATCCACCTTGGAATATTAAAGCTCCTGAACCTGCTAACGTAGAGTCTACATAACTTTTAGAAGCTGCCGAAGTTGCCGCACTTGGAGTAACAGGAATTGTTACTTGTCCTGTAAAAGAACCTGTACCTGTAACACTTAAATTACCACTTGATAATGTTAAATTATCTCCAACTGTTAAGTCAGAAGTGATTGTAACATCATCTGGTAATCCAACAAATATTGTTCCTCCTGCTCCTGCAGTTTCAGTAACTTGCACTTCGTTAGCCGTACCACTAAGAGTAATGCTTGTGTCAGTTCCTGAGCTAGCATCTAATTCTATTTTAGCAGTATTTGAACCACCTGCACCAACTTTTACTTGATAAGTTGTGTTTACGTTTGGATTAGATGGCATTGTGAATGTTGTCACCTCGTGTCCTGTAACGTGTCCTGTTGCATTAGTTGTTACATCTGTATAAGCATCAAATGTTGAACCAAAAGATAAAGTAGCTGAATCTGTAGTTTCTGTGTCACTCTGACTTGCGTGAGAAATATTTACTGAACCACTTGAACCACCCCCTGTTATTGGAGATGTTGTACTTACATTTGTAATATCTCCTTGAGGAGCTAAAGCAAGTAAACTTGATACAGCAATTTCTTTTACTGTAGTATCTGTTGCATCTTCATATAAAATTTTATCTGAACTAACTATAGTTGTTCCATCTGGAGCTGAATCTATAATGTTGTTTGCACCTGAATAATCTACAGCTAATGATACTGAACCTGAAGTTCCCCCACCTTGCAGACCTGCTCCTGCATTTACAGCAGTAATATCTCCTTGTGGAATAGATGGGAATGTTACTAAATTACCTGCACCATTAATATACTGAGACGTTGTTCCGTTCATTGTTATATTAACTGACGGATTAATTGTAGAAGTACCTCCAATTGCCGCTGTAAATGCATTACCTGCATGTGTAGCTGCAACCGATGTTACTGTACCATCATATTGATCATTAGTCGTAATAGTAATTGTAGTCCCTGAACGTGTAACAGTAGATGTACCTGCTCCTGTAAACAATATACTATCAGTAGAACTTGGGTTAGAAGCTACTAAATTAACTGTAGAAGTTCCATTACCTGAACCTGTAGCAGTTAAATCATAAGTAGTGTTTGTATCAGCAGAAGATTGAAGAGCTACCCAACTACCTCCTTCACCAACTTTCAGTTTATCGTCTGTAGTGTTGTAGTATAACTGACCATCAACAGGAGTTCCTGCAGCTGCGTCATTTATTTCATTTTGAATCTTTGCATTGAATAACTCATTTTTATTAAAGTCAATGCTGTTTAAAAAATTAATTGCCATGTTGTTTTTTTAGTTTAAATAAGCTTTACCTGCAAAGGCTGCTGAAAATGTTAATGTTACGTTGTTATTATCTATATATTCGACTTCGCCATGAATGACGAAGTCATTTGTATTTACTACTGATACTGATGGAAATCTACCTAAATTATGTTGTATATTCCAAGTTGCTGCTGAAACCCCCTGTGTAAACGTAAAGGTTGAGTCTGTATTATCTTGCCAAGTTGCAGTTAATGTTCCACCATCTTGACGATCTAAGGTTAAAACTTTATTAGCAGAACCTGTTACTGTTGCATTAGTTATTAATCCCTCATAAGCATCACCCCAATCTTTAGAAGTATAACCATCAGCTGTTATAGTTCCTGAAAAATCTACATCAGATGATACTTTTAAATTACCTAAAACATTATCAATGTAAGCATCTGTACCATCATGAAAAATACTAAGCTCATTTCCTGAACCCCATAATGACTTTACATTATTGCCATGATAGGTAGGCCCATTCATTATTCCACCTGCAACAGGTAAATAAGGCCCTCCTGTAACATAAATGCTTGTGTCTAATGAACCATCTCCTTTTAAAAACTGAGAAGCATTACCACCTATGATTACAAATTCATCTGAAATGTACTTTTTAATTACAGCCATTTATTACCAGTTCTTTTGTACTATATTAACCCATGCATATGAAGTAGCACCATCTTGCATAACCATATCTACATAACTATTGTTACCACTTACTCTATATCTCATTGTTCCGACAGTAAGTGCAGTTGGTGTAGCACTAGTGTCGGCCATTTTTATACCACCTGCTACATCTAATTTTGCGTATGGTGTTGCAGTTCCTACTCCTAATTCAGAACTTATATCTGTAGTAATTGTACCTGTTGCATCATCAATTAAAATAGAAGTACCATTTGTACCACCTGCAGCTAATTTTAATTTATCACTAGCAGAATAAATATTATCCTGACTTCCGCCTCCATTTAATACTATATTTCCTTCTACTTCTAGTTTTTCAGTTGCTGCTCCACCTGAACCTATTCTTACGCTTCCGCCTTTTACAAGAACTGTTCTAGCAGAAGTTTCATCATAAAGACCTAGTGCCGCTGCATTACCATCTACATCTCCAATATTAATAATACTATTAGCTACCTGAGCCTCAGCAAATGCAACTCCAAATGAAGCATATCTTCCTGAATTATAGTGAGTATCAAAAGAGTATGATGGAGTAACTGTTCCAAGACCAATTCCTGCGCCTCCCTCAAACATTATGCTATTTCCAATAGCCGTATTACTATTCCATTTTGTTATATAATCCTGAGTACCATTACCTGTGACTGTTCCTCCGCCTCCACCACCTGTGGATACTTCAATTACATTACCATTTACATCAACACCTAAGTTGTATGTAGCAGTTCCTGTTATTGTTCCACCTCCATATGATGGAAGTTTTAATTCACCGTCTTTATTTAAAACTAAAGCATCACTTCTATTATTAACATCTTGTCCATTACCAATAGTAAGCAAAGTTTCTGTTCCAACCCATGCATCAGGAGTTGACCCTACAGATGTATTAAATGAACCTAAAATTATTTCACGAAATGAATTACCTTCTAGTCCAGAACCTATCTGAGCTGATTCTTGTCCTTTTACTAATAAATTATTTCCTAAACCTATACTTCCTCTTTCAGCAGAAATGATATTATTTCCTATTGTAACAGCATCTACATTATCTGCTAATGAATTTCTACCCATTGCGATAGCGCCTTCACCATTTGTATTAGATAAATATCCTGATGCAAATGCATAGTCTCCTAAAGCTGAGGTTCTATATCCCATTGCTGTTCCTGCTAAACCTGTAGCAGTTGACTCAAAACCTGAAGCAAATGAGTCACCTCCTGAAGCAACTGTAGAATTGTTTAATGCTATTGAAGCACTTCCTGAAGCTGTAGTTTCTAATCCTAAAGCTACTGCTGAACCTGAAGATGCTGTATTTGATTTACCAATTGCAGTACCATTTAATCCTGATGCAGTATTTTCTTGTCCAATTGCAACACCGTAATTACCTGCAGCGTTATTCTTATAACCAAATGTCATTGAATAAGCTCCTACAGCGTCATTATCTTCACCTATTGCAGCTGCACTTTGTGATTCAACGTTATTGTCATATCCTAAAGCAACTCCATTTGTTGCAGTTTGTTTCACTACATTATCACGACCTATTCCTACACCGCTAACTCCTTCAACTTGATTAGATTTACCTACTGCAAAAGAAAATTCTCCATTTGCAGTATTTCCACCACCTAATGCAACTGCGTTATTTGCAGTTGCAGCTACAGAATTATTTTCACCTATAGCTACTGAGTTAGCTCCTAATCCATTATTATCTTCACCTATTGCAATTCCTCCTCCATTACCTGCTGAACCTGCAACATTACCTGAACCTATTACTACAGAGCTGTCTGTTTCTGCAGTACTATTTTTACCTAAAGCTGTAGAGAAATTTCCTTTTGCAGTAACATCTGTACCTATAGATATTGAGGATTGTCCTTGAGCAAATGAATTTTCTCCAAATGCAAATGAAGCTTGTTGTGTAGCAATAGAATCTTTACCTGCTGCAAAAGAATATTGTCCTAATGATTCGGCTTGATCACCTAAAGCAATAGAAGTATCTCCAACTGCTCTTGCTGTTTTACCAAATGCAAATGATGTTATACCTATTGAATTACTTGTTTGTCCAATTGCAACAGAAAAATCTCCATCTGCAATACTAGAATCTCCCATTGCAAAAGAGTATTTTCCATGTGCTGCTGATTTATAACCTGCAGCTAATGCAGCCTCACCTTTCGTTACAGTTTCATTTCCAAAAGCTTGTGAATCTGCTCCTTGAGCTGAAGTAGTCTTACCTGCACTAAAAGAATTAGCACCTGGTGCTTCTGAATTATCTCCAAAAGAATTAGCATTATCTCCATCTGAAGATGATGCATTATTAAAGATTAAAGCTTTACTTCCTACTCCTAATTTTATTGGCGCATCACCAAGCTCTCTTGGTGCTGTCCATATTGCTATATTTCCTGTTGTTCCTTGACCTGATAATATAGAAGAATTATCAATTTTATCCCAAAACACATTTCCTGCAATATCTTCAGAGATAATTGCCCAATCCCCTGGCTCCCAATCTGTAATTGTTCCACCTGCGGAATCTGTTAAAGGAGTTGTTCCTGGAACTGATACTACCCAATACTTACCTGTGTTATCAGCAGTTAATGGATAAGCCTGTAAATCAGGCACATTTGTTAAAGCATTCCAAGCTGATTGATATTCTAATCCTGAACCTTGGAAATTTTGCCAAGTTACTTTTCCACTTCCATCTGAAACTAAAACTTGTTCTTGATTACCTTGAGTGTTTGTGGAATCATAAACATTTCCAATTAATTTTATTTCTTGATTCATTGTAACTGAATCATCAAATACTGAATCTCCTGCTACATAAAAATCATTTAATATGTTTGCGTTATTGTTTACTGTAAGGTTAGCTTTAACTAAAACATTTTGAGCAACCTCTAATGATCCAACGCCTGAACCATTATCTAAATAAACAGTTGTACCAAGAACTTCCCCAGGTTTACCACCTAGAGAAGCTGTGTCTTGATATAATAATGAATCTACTAATAATACTGACTCCTGTCCTGCAGAAGCAGCTGTAAAAATAGGAAGTCTGTATGATACACCATCAAATGCTGCATCAATAATAAAATCAGCAATACCTTGTATTGTAAATGTTTTTGTTTGAAGACCAATTGGAGTAGAGTTAGCCGCTGTTCCAATTAAATAATCTGCCCCTTCAATCGGTGATTGACCAGGGTACGATAAAGTATTGCTAATTTTTGCCATCTTATTCTTTTTCTTTTTCTTTTATTTCACCTGTTTGCAAGTTGATAGTTGTGTTTTCTCCGTATTTTTTTACAAGCTTAGCTTCTAAATCTGAGAATTTTTTTCTAACTTCTTGTACTTGCTCTATTACTAGGTGCTTCTGTAATTCTAAATCACCTAATTGAGTTTTTAAGTTTACAAAATCTGAATTCAAAGTTTGTAATTCTACTAGTTCTGTCTTTTTTAAATTTTTCATTTTATTAAATTATGGTTATTATGCAAAGGTATGAATTATTCTTTAGTTTTCTTTGAAGACTTCTCCCAACTTCTTCCAACAAAATAAGCTCCATATACTGTTACGAGCAATGTTTGAAAAATAGGAATGTATTCTTTTGATATTGAAAACTCTCCAATGTTTCCATCAGTAAAACATAAAGCAGTAAATATTACCGTCAAATATATAAGAACCATTGGTCTTATGTTTTTTGATAATACTGAATCTGACTGCATGTCTGATTTCCAACGTTCAGTAACCTGCTCTTGGGCTTCTTTATCGGCTTGCTCTAAGATTTTTGCAATTTTTTGTTTTGCTTCTAACCTTTCTTCATCAGTAGTTATAAGCTCATCTAAGACATTGCCAACGTCTTTTATTACATTTCCGCTAAGCCATTGCCATAGTTTTTTCATAAGTATTTATATTCTTTTGTTGCATCAAAACTTGGGCATGCTTTTGCCGCAAAATCTCTATGAGAATGTATTACTGCATTTGGAAAAGCTTTTTTAAGAAATATCAGCAAACTTAAAATACTGTCTTTTTGTTGGTCAGTTCTATTATCTACTGCTTCGTATTTGCCGTCTTCTCCTCTTTCTTCTTCAACTCCTCCTGCGTAACAAATACCTATACTATTTTTATTGTGGCCTTTTGTGTGTGCGCCTTGTTTTTCAATAGGTCTTCCAAATTCAATTTGACCACCTCTTTTAATAAAAAAATGGTAGCCAATACCTGACCACCCTCTTTTCTTATGCCAACTGTCAACTTCTTTCGCATCAATATCATGTGAAGGTCTAGTTGCAGAGCAATGAACGATAATTTTATTTATTTTTCTTTTCATTATAATTAATCCATATTCTTTGAGCCGTATAAACTATCGAGGCTGTTAATAGAATTAATTTTAATACCATCTCTACGTGTGTAAAAGACACAGCCAAACTTACCAAATTTAAAGCATATATTTTTATATCTTGCATCGTCATTATTCTCTTATAAGTATATAATTCACTTCTAAGTCTAATAATGCACTATTATCTTGCGTATATTCTACCATAGCGCTACTATTTCTCCTGCTGTCGTTCCTGTGTCAAATACCTGTAAAACATTTACAGGGAAAAACTGACCTGCATAACATCCTACAAAAACAACATCATCTCCGCCAACAGTTTTTACTCGAACATTCCCTGGAAGTCCAATATATAAAGCACATCCATTGTTAGTTCCTCCTGTAACACTTGGAATTTGATCCGTATCACTTGGAACTACTAATGCTGCTCTACCTGCTTGTAATTTTTGATAAGCCATAATTTATTTATTATAAGGGAACATTCTGTTTAAATTATCACGTCTTTGACCACACCCACAAGGTTTCCCTGTTGCCTTACTGACTGTATCTACAACTTTTTTAATTCCAGTTGCTTTGGTAAATTTCTCAACGCTATCTCCTAATCCTTTTGATTTCATTTTTTACAAGTACATAATTTGTTTGGACACTTGTCAATTACTTTAAAAGTTAAAGACATTATAGCATAATTCCAAGCGCATTGAAATTTACACCAAACTCTTTGCATCCACAATCCTAATTTTACAAAAGCTTTTCCCATTTATTTTTTTATTAATCCTCCTAAATGTTTTTTTACATAGTGAACGCAATCTTTGTGAGAATGTCTGTAAGACATTCCTTTGTCAGCTCCATAAGAGTGTCCGTAGTCTTTTTTAGACATTGCTTTTGATTCGTCTCTACGATCTTTTAGTGATTGTTTCTTTTTTCCGTTTCTAGCTCCGATTGATTCATCTAATCGAGCATTATATCCTTGTGCCATAATAAATTGTTTTTGTATTTTACAAATATACTAATATTTTCCTCTTTTATTTGAAGGACTAGACTTAGTAGAACCTCCCTTACCAGCCCATAAATTCTTACAAGCCCAATAGCGTGCAGTTAATTTTGATTTAGCTGTACCGCACTTGTGACGTGCTTTAAAACTTTTTCTTGCAGCAGCAGAATAATTATGTCCATATCCTTTTGCCCCAAAGTGTATAAGTTTTTCTTTACCGCCTTCACAGCCCTTTACCATTTTTTTCTTACCTGCTCTATCTGAGCTTCTTGGCTTATTACAAGCCATTTTGCTTTTATCCGCCATTATCTTTTAGTGTATTTTTTAGTCACTTTTCCTGCCTTAGTGTTTGAAACAACTGTTTTACCTTTTTTACCTGCGGCTTTTTTCTTTCGTGCTGTTTTTGCTCGTGCTGCTTTACTCATGCTTTTTGCTTTTGCTAATGGTAAACATCTATCTGGATTTTTTTTATTTTTACTAGTACCGCACTCTCCTTTAATTGAGCCATCAGTTCCAATTCGTACCCACTTTTCTGCTCTCCATTTAGCTAATTCACCCATTTACAAAAATTTATGAACCACAACCTACACACTCTATATAAGAATCTGTTGGTTTAATTCCTTTTAATTTCATCTCGTATTTATGAATTTCATCGGCAAACATCATTTGCTCTTCAAAATCATCGGTTAACTCTTTTTTCATTTTAAGAACTTCAATATATTGAAGTGCATATTTTATCTCATCACTATCCATTACTTTCCGTATTTAGGATCTTTACAATACTTACTTGCTGCCATGTTTGCATATGCAGAAGGATATGTGTCAAACTTTTTCTTAGCCCAAGCTATTCCTTCTGGGCAAATTTTATTTCCTTTTTTTTTAGTCTTTAATTTTGCCATGCTTAAAATGATGTTGTTTCGAACACTAAAGTTACTTCTATTTCTGAATTTGAAGTAGGGATTGGTGTTCCTGCTGTTTGTACTCCTGATACATTAAGAATTGTTCCTGCTGTATAACTAACATTCGTTACTGTGCTTTTAAATGGATAAGTTCCGTTATCCGCATCTGTTAAATCAATTGTGTTTACTGTTTGAGGAGTTGTATAATTTGCAGTATCTGTAGTAGCTCCACTTGTATTTGACATTGTTCTTATTTGAATATCATAAACTCCACCAACTGGAATGCCTGTTACTGCATCATCTGATATCCATTTATAACTTATACCAATTAACTTTGCGTCTACAGGAATAACTAATACTGAAGAATGATCTGCTGCTGGAACTGAACTAATTCCAAACTCTAAAGTGTCTCCAAAAATACCAGGGTCACCGCCAAAAACATTTTGAAATGTTCCTGTTACCATATACACAGAACCTCGTTTTGTATCTAATTGAACTGCATTTGGTGTTCCTGGTGATAAATCTGTTAACACAATATTGTCTCCTGCAACAAGTGTCACTTTATCTAACCCTCCATCATTATCTGTTAATGATAATGCATAATCAGTTGTGTCGCTTACGGATCCTGTTAGGTCATATCTTAATCCTACTTTTTCAGATGCTATTTGAACATTTTCTGTTCCTGTGTATCCTACTAAGAAGTCTACATCCGACTGATTTGTTTTTAATTCAAATTGTGAAAATTTCTTATTTGCCATTTTTAATTATTTTAAGGAGTTACGCATAGTTCTGGAATCATTCTGCTATCTCCAATTACTGTTTCTTGCTCACAAAAATCATCTAACTCTGTTATAATAAAACAGATTTCAGGTATGTTTTCGTTTCTTTTATCTTGAAAAGGTATTCCGTTTCCTATAGCTGCTCCTAATCCCATTATTTATTGTGTTTTGGTTTCATTGCGGCTGCAGCTTGTCTTTGCATTTTCTCGGCAATAGTTTCAATTGCTGTATTCCTCATAGGTATAGAGTCGTTTTTTCTTATTGACGCTTCGCTATTTTTCTTATTAAAGTCTGCTAGTTGCTTATTAGCTTCTTCACATTGCTTTCTTTTTTTTGGATCTTTTACTGACTCACATCCCATAATTTTGTTTTTTTTATTTACCTCCTGTATTACCTTTATTCTTTCTTCCTTTTCCTTTTTTTCCTCTAGCTCGTTTGTCTCCAGGAGTGTTAGACTTACTACCTCGGTTCTTTTTTTCAGACTCAAGAACATATCTTCCTTTCCCTTTATGGGAAACATCAAGACCATCATAATTACCGTATGTACCAAATCTTCTGTTTTCTCTGTTATCAGCAACACGCTGTTTTATGGATTTCTTTTTTTTATTGTATTTGGCTTGATAAGCCCTATGCTTTTTTCTAGCTTTAGGGTTATCTCTGTAAAATTTAGCTGTTCTGCTTAATGCCATAATAAATAAGTTATCTTTGCAAAGATACAAATTTAATTAAATGAAAATTCGAAGAAAGATTAGCAAGGTTTATGCTAGGTATCAACCTAAAAGTGATTATCTAAAATATTGGAAAGTCATAAAACAATGGGCTAAAATCAAATACGGACTAGGTACTGCTGATATTGAAATGCTTTTATTTTTATATAGTGAGGAATTGTTTACTCAGAAAGACTTTGAGGAATTTAACGAGATAATGTCTTGGGATAAAAACAGATTTCACAATTTATTAAAAGATAAATTAATTGTCGTGTGGCGTAAACGTAAAGGGCGTGAGTCTACATTATATGAGCTTGGGTTTTCTGGTAAGCGCATATGCGCTTCGATTTATAAAAAATTAAACATGGAAGAAACCGTCTCTGAAGACAGAAGACGGAATCCTATGTTTGATCCTAATGCTGATTATTCACACAAAGTTTATCGTAAGATAATTAAGAAAATGAATCAAGAGATAAAAAAAAATCTGTAAAGATTTTTCGATTTTCTTTACAGATTAATTAGTGTATGTATAAAATATTAAATAACTACTACAATATCTCTTTCAGATATAATTGTAACTACCTCTTCTTCTAACATCATCTTGTGACCTGCGTTTTTATCGTAATAAATAACGTCACCTTCAGATACTACGGACACTTCAGTCCCTGGAATCTTTATCAAACCTTTTTTGTATCTTAGCAAGTTACTATCGTCAGACGTTAGTAAAATACCTGACTCAGTTTTCTGTTGTTCTTTAATTTCTGTAATTACAATATACTTACCTACTGCTTTCATTTTTCTTTTTTTTAAAATTTCTAAACCTTCTGCTAACCAATGATTCATTTTCTTTTCATTGTTACAATCGCATTAGTACTTAGTATCGTTGTAGCGACACTTACAGCATTTTTCAAAGCATTCTTTGTAACTTTCGCAGGATCTATGACTCCCATCTTGTACATGTCACCAAAAACTTTGTTTTTTACGTCATATCCAAAATTATGTGGAGCATCTGCGCAACTACAAATTTTATCTCTAATCTCTTTTATATTTTCACCTGCATTTGTAAGTATTTGCTCTAATGGTGAAACTAAAGCTCCATACATAACATCATTAGCGTCTCCATCTCCTAGTTTTTCTGCACATCTCAAAAGAGCTACCCCTCCTCCTGGAAGAATCCCTTCTTCAATCGCTGATTTTACTGCACATACTGCATCTTCTACACGATCATACTTTTCTTTCTGCTCAATATCTGAATCAGCTCCTACATAAATTACACCTACAGCTCCTGACAACAATGCAATACGTTCGGTAATAAAATCTCTTTCTTTCTTATCCTTATTGTTTTCTTTCTGAACTTTCAACTCAGAAATTCTAGACTTAGCATCTTGAACTTCGTCATTCATAATTACAGTTCCATCTTTTCCTACAATAATTTTATCAGCATGTCCTAAATCTTCCATTGTCAACATCCCAATGTTGTCGCCCTGCGACTCGCTGAAATATTTTGCTCCTATTGCCAAAGCAATATCACTCATCAGTTCATTTGTTTTGTAACCAAACGATGGTGGTATAATATTACAGAGCTTTAGATTATTCTGAACTACATTCGCTGCTAATGTGTTTGTTACATTTTGAGAACAGTTCCCAATCACCAAGAGTTTTTTATTTTGGTTTATAATCGGTTTCAATATATTTTCAATTTGAAGTATATTGGTAATCTCCATGTCCGTCATCAAAACATATACATCATCTAGTATACATTCATCGTTTCTGTGATTATTAATAAAAAGCTTTGAAGAATATCCTCTGTCAATCTTAATTCCTTTAGTTACTTCGTAGTACGTTTTATCGGTCTTACTATTTTCTACTGTAAGTATTCCGTCTTTACCCAACTCTTTGTATGCACTAGCAATCATCTTTCCTAATACTAAATCGTTGTTCGCAGATATTGTAGCGACATCACGTAATGTTTTACCTGTAACTTTTTTTGATGAACTACTTAATGATTTTATTATTTCATCTGACTGAGACTTGATGTCTCTAATTAATTGCGTGGTATTTATTTCAGGGTTTCTTTGAATCAATCGCATTCCCTCTTTGACAATAGCCTCAGTTAAAACAATCGCAGTAGTAGTTCCGTCTCCTGCTGAGGTTGCCGTTCGGTCTGCAGCTTCTTTCATCATAGTTATTGCTAGATTCTCTACTGAGTCTTCTAAGTCAATTGATTTAGCTACAGTAACACCGTCTTTTGTAATTGTAATTCCTCCTCTATGATTTGGTGATTCTATTAATACTGTTTTGCCGAGTGGCCCTAATGTACTTTTAACAGCTTTTGAAATTTTAGTAATTCCATTTAACAACTTGTCTCTTCCTTCCTGGTCGAAAGATAATTCTTTTGGATTCATATTGTGTTATATTAGATTTAATGCAAAGATACAAAAATAAATACACATGTCGAATGTCGATTTTATGTTTCTCTATATATATATATAGTTTATATACTATTTATATTTTTTATTATCTATATAATTAGAATAAAAACCGACATAATCGACATAAAAGATAGTTAATAACTGAAAATCAATTAGTTATGGAAAAAATAATCGACACAAAATCGACATAGGTCGACATAAAACGACACAAAAAAGGGGCTAACCGAAGTTAAACCCCTTTCCCTGAGAAACACAATATAAATTGTGGGAAGAAATTATTTGTATATACTAAAGAAATTCTTTTTAGCTTCTGCTAATTCAATTCCTTCTGCTATCTTACTAATGTCCTTAGCACGATCTTTAGCTTGTTTAAAGCTAGCTAATTTTTTAATGCCCATTTCGTAATACTGTCCATGACCATCTAGTTCATGTTTGCTACGTGAAGACATATACTCTTTCATAATTGGTTTTTTACTAATCATATCATTGCCATTTAAAATGTAAACTTATTATTCCTAGGTAAATTATTAATTCACCAAAATCATAACTTTCATCTTTGTTAAAAAGACTCCAGCCAATTGCAACCCCAACAGGGATTCTGTTTTGTATTTCTATTTCCCACGCTTCCATAAGCAAATATACAAAATTTATATCACTTATAAAGAGGCTCTGGGTAATAATATAA